CGCGCGCCGGGCCTGCGCCTGTTCGGCGCAAGCGCCCAGTCGGGCAACCGCGGCCAGATCGTCGTCGGCTCGACGCTCTATGCCGCTTTCGCCAACAACGTCACGCGCTTCGACAACGCCGGCACGGCGACCAGCGTCGGCACGCTCAACGGGACGGCCAAAGTGTTCTGGGCGCGCAACAACCGGTTGCCGACGCCGGACCTTGTCGTCGTCGATCCCGGCAACGGCGCATCGGTCGTCACGGCGTCGAGCGTTGCAAGCTATGCCGACGCCGACGTCGGTGCGCCGAATAGCGTGTGCTTCCTCGACGGCTATTTCTTCTTCAGTTACGGCGATGGAACATGCATCGCGTCCGACCTCAATTCGACGTCGATCAATCCGCTGACCAGCATCAAGTGCGAGGGCAATCCCGACGGGCTTTTGCGCGCGGTTCCGTTTCGCGACTTGTATCTCGCCGGCACAGCCTCGATCGAAGTCTGGCGCAACACCGCGGAAGCGCCGCCGGCGTTTCCGTTCTCGCGCGTGACGGTGATCCCGCGCGGGCTGATCGGCCGTTATGCCATCGCCGGCTTCGACGACGGCATCGGCAAGGCCATCGTTTTCGTCGGCAACGACCGCCGGGTGCACCTGCTCGACGGCTATTCGCCGACACCGATCTCGACGCTCGACGTCGATCGCGCGATCGCGACCTTCGTCGAGGCGGGCGGTGATCCGGGCGCCATCGAGATGTTCCCCTATGTCGTGGACGGACACGCGGCGATCGTGATGCGGTGCCCGGCGTGGTGCTGGGCGTTCGACCTCGACGCGCTCGCCTGGCACGAGCGCGCGAGCTATCTGTCGTCGACCTGGCGCGCCACCGGCGCAATCAACGCCTTCGGCAAATGGATCGCCGGGGACACCAAGTCGGGCAACCTGATCGAGATCTCCGAGTTCGCTCGCGACGAGTTCGGTGATCCGCTGATCTTCCAGCTCGAGAGCGGCCCGCTCACCGCTTTCCCCGGCCGCATGGCCGTGCCCCAGGCGAGCTTCGACATCACGCAAGGTGTGGGGCTCGCGACCGGCAGCGACCCGACGCAGACCGATCCAACCGTGTTCATCAGCTACAGCGACGACGGCGGCGCGAACTGGTCGCTGCCGCGGGCGCGCAAGCTTGGACGGCAGGGCACGCCGCCGCAGCCGGTGAAGGTCACCCGCTGCGGACTGGCCGGCGCCGGCGGACGGCGCTGGCGGCTTGTCGTGTCCGATGCAGTCGACGTCGAAGTGTTCGGCGGCGACCAAAGCGCCGAGGTGAGGGCCTGATGCCGACCGGCACACCGCTGCCGCCCCCGACACCCGATATCAGCGTGCCGCTGGTCGATCCGGCGACCGGCCGCATGACGACCGAGTGGTATCGCTGGCTGACGTTCTGGGTGCGCATCCTCACGCAATTGCGCAAGGAAATTCCGTAGCAACTTTCAACCAGGGACCTACACCATGGGACTCTTCGACATCTTCTCCGGCGACGACATGCGCAACGCCGCGGCGGCCAAGGAAGCGGCGATCCGGCAAGGCTATTCCGATCTGGCGAGCCTGTTCGGGCAGGGGCGCGATGCGTTGACGGCCAACGCCACGCAGTCGGCGGGCTATTACCAACCGGTCTACGACACGGCGCTGCGCGGCTACGATGCTTACGCGGATGCGCTCGGGTTGAACGGGGACGAAGGCGTTGCGCGCGCTCAAGCCATGTATCAGAGGGCGCCAGGCTACGACGCGCAGCTGCAGGCGGGACTCGATGCGATCGATCGCGGCGCGGCGGCGCGTGGCACGCTCTCGAGCGGGGGTACGCGTGCGGCCGAGATGAAGTATGGGAGTGATCTCGCCGCGCAGGGATGGTCGAACTATCTCGACGCGCTGGCCGGGTACGGCAACCAGGCGCTCAATTCTGCCGGCGGCCTCAGCGACATCTACGGCAAGCTCGGCAGCGGCCTTGACACCAGCTATCGCGGGCAAGGGCAGGGCGCATATAACGCGGCAGTCGGCATCGGCGATGCGCAGGCGGATGCGGCCATGGCCGATTACAAGGCAAGTCAGAATGTCTGGAAATCCATCTTCGACGCAGCGAACTTGGCATCACGCGTCTATGGATATTCCCAGCGCGGAAACCGCGCTGGACAATCACAGCCAACAACGGTGTTCGACGGTTATCAGTATTGAACGCCGCGCCGCCGAAAACAAAAACGGGCCGGCGTGCGCCGGCCCGTTATCTGCACTAGTAGCTAGTGCTGCTCGTTCGGCTTCTGCTGGCCGCCTTGCTGGTGCTGGCCGCCCTGACCGGGTTGCTGCTGCTGCTGGCCGGGCTTCTGCTGGCCACCACCCTGCTGCTGCTGGCCAGGCTTTTGCTGCCCGCCGCCTTGCTGCTGCTGGCCCTGCTGGCCAGGCTTCTGTTCGTTACCCATCGGATACCATCCTTGGTTGGGTGTGACACACACCGGCAACGGGCGGCACGCACGCATCGTTCCTGATACCGCCGCGACTTAATTTTCGGATTCGCGCGATCGCGCGCTTGACACGCCACATTCGCACGTGAGCGGCGGCGGTAATGCCCGGCGCTCATTCGACTCAAATTCGGCGCGCTCGATACCGCCACACGGCGGCGCGCCACTTTCATGGAGCGAACGGTCGTGGCTGGAACGTTGCCCAATCTTCCGCTCTCGACGCAATTCGACAAGGACAGCGGGCGCCCGCTCAAAGGCGGCAAGCTGGTGTTCTATGTCGCCAATGCGCCGTCGTCGCCGCTCGTCGCCTACAAGGATGCCGGCTTGACGCTGCCATGGGGCGATCGCCTCACGCTTGACGGCGCCGGGCACGTGCCGATGTTCTATCTGCCCGACGGCAATGTCGGCATCCGGCTGACGAGCCGCACCGGCGTGATCCAGTTCGAGGAGGCGAGCCTCCTGGTGATCGGACCGTCCGCCGGCGGGGGCGGCGGAGGCGGCGGCGTTGACGCCACCACCATCTTCAAGACCGGCGATGTGATGGTGCTCGACCAGTCTGGCGCGCGCGCTGGCTGGGTGCGCGACAACGGCCGCAGCATCGGCTCCGGCGCAAGCGGCGCGACCGAGCGCGCCAACTCGGATTGCCAGGCGTTGTTTCTGTTTCTATGGGGGGCCTACGCCGACGCGGTGTGTCCGGTGCTGGGCGGACGCGGCGCCAGCGCCGCCGCCGACTGGGCAGCCGACAAGCAGATCACGCTGCCTGACAAGCGTGGACGCCTGCCCTGCGGCCTCGACGACATGGGGAACGCCTCGGCCAATCGTCTCAGCGGCGTTGCCTTCACGCTCGGCAATGCCACGACGCCCGGGTCGGCCGGCGGCGCGGCAACGCACACGCTGGTGCTGGCGGAAATGCCTGTCCACAACCACGGCGTCACCGACCCCGGCCATACGCACGCCTTGAGCGGCGGCTCGCAAGTGAACGCGAATGTGCCGGGTGGCCAGGGTGGCAGTCTGGCGGGTGCCGGCTTCGTGTCGATCCAGTCGGCGACCACTGGCATCAGCACGCAGAACACCGGCAGCGGTGCGGCGCACAACAACATGCCGCCGTTCTTCACCGGCACCTGGTATCGGAAACTCTGATCATGTTTCTCGGCACACTCGATCCGGCGTCGACGCGCGCGGACTGGGAACTCGTTGTCGCCTTCACCGATGCCGACACCGGTGAACCGCTCGATCTCACTGGCGCTGCCGTGCTGGTCGAGGCGCGCGATCGCCTCAGCGGCGGCGTCGTGCTGTCAGCATCCAGTGGCAACGGCAAGGTTTCTGTTCCCGACGCCGGCACGATCCGCATCGCGATTGCTGCGGCGGACATGCGCGCGCTGCGTGCGGATGTCTACGACATCGGCGGCGTCCTCGTCCTCAACGGCGTCACGCGCCAGTTTGTGATCGGCCTCCTTCCAGTTCTCGACGGGGTAGTGACATGACCGCGCAAAATCTCGTTGTCCGTTTTCCGGCGCCGTTTCCCGCCACCGTGGCGGGCGCGGGCGGCATCGCCGTGACCAAAGCCGACGGCGTATGGCTCGTGCAGCCGAACTTTGCGGCGCTCGCCGCGATCCTGCCGGCCGCGCTTGCCGACCCATCGACCAAACAGGTGTGGATCTATGATCCTGCCGCCGCCAGCTACAACGTGCTCACGCTGGCCGGCCTTGGCGACGCGCTCTACAAGGCGACGTCGGTCACCAGCGTGACCATCGGCGCTGGAACGAAGGCTTTCACGATCCAGTCCGGCAAGGACCTCGCGCCCGGTTCCTTCGTGCTGGCGACCTCGGATGCGAATCCGGCCAACTATCTGCTCGGACAGATCACCACCTATTCCGGCACGTCGCTCACACTGACCGTGGCGACCAACGGCGTCGGCGGCTCGGGCACGTTCGCCGACTGGACGCTGCGCGCGG